TCTCGTTCTCGTTCTCGTTCTTGTTCTCGTTCTTGTTCTCGTTTAAGGCACAAAAAAAGAGACGGGCCGAAGCCCGCCCCTCTCTGCTGCTAAAACGGCGGTTCTACCACTACCTCTCCGCCTTTCTTACCCCCCTTCTTGCGGGTCTTACCGTTGGTTTTGGCGACTGTCTTCTCATCCCAGTCACGGGGCTCAACGATTGAACAGCGGATGCGGTCTGCACCCTTGCCAGCCTGCAATGTCACCAGACCTGCCAGCGTGATCAGATCTAGATCGATGTACGGGCCAAACTCCCCGTCGGCGTGAAACCAACCTGCGGTTTTGAATTTGCCTTTGGTATTGCCCTGACTGTCGTTATACGTCGCGTACCTGACTCTGAGTTCCTGGAAATTAGCCATTGATGGCCTCCTTGCCTCGGAAGGCATTGAATGATTTGACGAGGTTGTCGTACTTTCTCTGCACCTGGTCTAACTGGGCCTGTCCTGGGGCATCTGGCTTACGTGCCTTATGCCAGGTAAAGACCTTTCGTGCGGTCATCCAAGCTGCGAGGATGGGAGCGCCGTACACTAGAACTTTGGCACTCAATTCTGGTACTGCCTCATAGGCTCCGACGACAGCACCACCACCCAACGCACCGGCCCCACCTGCCACGACTGCTGATTTGGTATTGGACTTCACCTCATCTGCAATGTGGATAGTGGCGCTGTTTACTTGCTCGATCATAGTTTGATCTCCTTTCTTTGTTCGAGGAAGGAGTCAGTGAAGCCGACCCCGAAACCCACAGCAGCCGAGGTTGGCAGGATGATCATGATGCTGACACCCAGGAATTTCAGGTATTCAACGGGCGTTAGATCAAACCACCACATGTGAACGAATGCACTAAGGCATATGCCAATGAGTGCCGGGATAACAATAACCAACCAGGGTCGGTTCATGTGACGTACCTCCATTGTTAAGGGATGCAGGCTGGCCAATCCAACCTACATAATCGACAGGTGGGCCGACGCGAGTCGGCTTCTCGTCCTTGTTCTTGTCCCGTTCTCGTACCCGTTCTTGTCCCGTTCTCGTACCCGTCCTTGTCCCGTTCTCGTACTCGCTCTCGTTCTCGACCATATCGCTTGCGATATGGTGGCAGGGCGCAAAAAAATAGACGGGCCGAAGCCCGCCTAGTGAGGTGATTACTGGTCTGTTGCCAGCGTATTCCAGAATTTCCAACGGCTGACATACTCATCGATGTACGAGTTCATCTGCTCCTCGTCTTCCTCCATGCCAGGTTCGCCTGCTTCCTCGCAATAGCAAAGCCAGGAGTGATAGGCACAGTCGTAAACAACGGTGATGGCGGGTGTGTACATTACGCGATACCTCCTGAGTTGAGTAAGTGAATGCTCCATAGGTAGTGAGCCGGTAGGAGGATGATGGTTGCGACGACGAGGGGCCACGTTTTCATGCTCCTGCTCCTGCTGCCAGATACGCCTTATGGGCCGCGGATAGTGCTTTAGCCTGGGAACGGGTGACCGTGCCAGCACCACCACAGTTGTAGCAGGTACCGTGCTCGTGATAGGTGCCAGTACCACCACAGCGGTTGCACTGGTAGTCGCCACCTTGATCTTTATGAGGCCCAGCAACCTGACTTGGCACGACGGCGATGTGTGGCTTACGAATGAGGCTCGATGCCTTTACCTTGCACAACTTGAAGGTATCTCGAACCTTGGCATTGGTGAAGTACCGGTGGATTAAGGCGATGGCCTCGTCCTCTGTCTTGGCGCCTACCAACTGGAACACTACTTGGTTTGCCTTCTTGTCTACGAGTACGAACATGGTTACTGCTCCTTTGTCAGTGCAGACCAGACAACCTGACCTGCTATCGCCAATGACTGGTGGGCCGACGCGAGTCGGCTGTTCGTGATGACTGGGCAACTCGGGACCCCGACTTTCTGTGGGCAGACTCGGCTTTGATCTGTTGCCGTTTCTTGGCTGCGATCCGGGGACCCCCGCTGTTTGGTTTGTGCGTGGGGTAGAGTATTCGAAGGGCAAATTCACCAAAAATTTTCCCTAATTTTTTTGCCCGCTAGATCAACGTATAAACAATGCTTATAATATTCCGCATGTCCGTATTGCCTGGTAAGACAATCGGGGAGATCGGGGAACTGCGGTTCTGCGCGAATGCGTTAGAGCGCGGGATAGTGGTTTCGACCCCGTTTGGTGACAATGCGCCTTACGACGCGATCACCGAGGCGGACGGCGTGATCCAGCGCGTCCAGATCAAAAGCTCAAACTATCGGGATACCTATGGTAGGTCGGGTCGGGGCCGCTACTACGGTTTTTTTCTAACAAAAGGCAAAGGACGAGGGCAGATGTACGCGGACGGAGACTATGATGTATTAGCTGCGTATGTGATTCCTGAAGACATTACTTATCTAATCCCGTTCAAAGATCTCGTTGGGAAAAAGAAATTACTGGTAAATTTGAATGAGGGAACGAAATATGAGAAATATAGAGAGAAATGGGAGTTGTTACAGATAGATTCATTTTCCCTAACTACTTGATTTTTAATAGAAGCAATGCTAATGTCCGATTATGGCGGAACTGCATCGCCCGTCTTTTGACGAGCAAAAATTGGCCTTTGACGCCATGAAGCCTTTGGCTGACCCAACAGGCGGAATGACGGTCCAGCAAGAGCGTTTTGTTTTCCTGCTTGTGCAGGGAATGTCGCCAAAACAGGCGGCGCGAGGCGCAGGATATTCGGAAGGGACGACACCTTCTTCTATCCTTTCGCTTAAAGCGGTGGGGGACGCCGTAAAATGGTTTCAGGAAACAGGCCGTGACCAGGTTAAGGTCAATCGAGATAAGTTGACAGTGATGTTGTTCGACGCACATAGCCATGCGGCAACAGCGACGGAGGAAATCGCTGCGGTGCGCGAGCTGGGTAAGATGCACGGTTTGTACGAATCAGACCAGCAAAAGGCGAAAGCCAACCAGGTGAACGTAGAGATTAAGGTCAGCAAGTACGAAAATATGACTGACGACGAGTTGATGAGAATTGCCGGTATCGACTCGTTGGAGCCAGAAAAACCCGTTCTGGAACACCAAATCGGCAATGCCAGCGAAAAAGAAAACGACACAGCCCTCTGAGGCCAAACAAGTTCTGGCCCAACGGGAACTGGCCCGGCGCCGGTTACTGCCTTTTATTCTTCTTTTTGAACCCGCCTATCAGGCCGGGTGGGTGCATAAAGATATTTGCGCCAAGCTCGAAGAATTTACCCAGGGTATTGTTGATAAGAAATCTCCCCGGCTCATGCTCTCGATGCCCCCACGGCACGGCAAGAGCCTGATTGCCTCGACATATTTTCCGGCGTGGTTTATGGGCAATTATCCGGATCTAGAGATCATCGCTACATCTTATTCCAGTTCTTTGGCCTCCAAATTCTCGCGGAGTGTCCGCCATCAGTTTCGTGAACCCCAGTTTGAAAAACTGTTTCCGAAGGCGAAACTCGATCCGGATGCTCAATCGATTGACAACTGGTACACCACCACGGGCGGGTCTTATACCGCTGCCGGTGTAGGTGGTGGTATCACTGGGCGCGGGGCGCATTGCCTCATTATCGATGATCCGGTGAAAAACGCCGAGGACGCCGAATCTGAAACATTCCGCGAGAACTTATTTGAATGGTTTCAATCGACTGCTTACACGCGATTGGCGCCAGGTGGCGGTGTCATCATTATCCAGACACGCTGGCACCATGACGATCTGGCCGGAAGGCTGGAAGAAATGTCGGAAAAAGATGAGGGTGACAAGTACATCAACATCAAGTATCCGGCGGTGGCTGTGGCCCACGAGGAATTTCGTAAAACCGGTGACCCGCTGCACCAGGAGCGTTATCCGCTAGATTCGCTGAAGATGATCAAACGGGCGGTGGGCCCACGTACCTGGTCTGCGTTATATCAGCAACGCCCGACAGCCGACACCGGTTCGTATTTCAAACGCGAGTGGCTGAAGTTTTACACCGTAACACCCAGCATCGAGCAGCTGACGATCTATTCAGCGTGGGATTTGGCCATCGGCAAGAAAGAACACAACGATTACACGGTAGGCGCTGTGATCGGCGTGGATCGGAACGAAGATCTCTGGGTTATGGACTTGGTTCGAGGTCGATGGGACTCGATGGAGATCGTTGAAAAAGTTATGGAGATCTATAAGCGGTGGCGTCCGGTGGTGAACTTGATTGAGAAGTCGCACATCGAGATGTCTATCGGGCCGTACCTGGAGAAAGCAAAGATGGAACAGGATTGCCCGGAGGCTTATTTCCATGCGCTGCCGACGGGCCGCCGTGATAAGCAGGCCAGAGCTAGATCTATCCAGGGGCGTTTGCAGGAAGGGCGGGTCTATCTGCCTAAAGACGCCAGTTTTACCAGCGAGCTGCTGCTGGAGATGATGGCGTTCCCTTACGGCACCCACGACGATCAGGTTGATGCGCTCGCGTGGATTGGGCTTTATCTCACTGAGTTTTACACCCAGGGTATTCCAAAACGCAAACGGAAAACCAGTTGGCGCGATAGCCTGGACAAATTCATCAAAAAGACTGAACCCGGATATGCGGGACGTTCAGCAATGAGTGCCTAATGACATGGCAAAAGTTTTGACTAAATTGGGTGAGATGTTCCGGAATTCTTGGACCGGCGGGGTGAGCGGTACTGGTAAACCTGGCCGGTACCACAGCAAAGGGGAGTGGGATCGGTTCGAGTTCAAAGATCTGTTTGACAATAGCAAGTGGACCCGCGAGCAAAGATTGGACACACAGGGGAACCCCGTTTTTGATCGAAACGGCGACCCCGTTTACACCAACTACTATACGCCGGGGCCTGATCCATCTAACCCCCGGTATAAAGGTGGCGGTAAAAGCGCCGGGCGAGGCGGGCGCCCCGGCGATGATCGCGGAATAGGCGATTATAAAATTCCGCCCAATCGGCGCAAGGGTAATTACCATCCGTATACGCCGGTACCTGCTGATGGTAAAGGTGGCCGACCCACTACTCGATATAACACACCATATGAACATGTCGGTGGTGATGCTAAAGGATTGAATCGTGCACCCGTGCATATTGTCGGTGATGCCAATGTGGCAGAGGGAAACTACCGCCCGATAC